CAGTTCCAGATGTTCCAAACTTTACAACAAAAGATACTTCAGATGTTGTAATTGATGTTAAAATAACTCTAGTATCAGAACCAGCAGTTGTACCGCTTGTATTTACAATTGAGGCAGTTACAATTGGAGGAAATTTAAAATTAGAATAACTAATAGAATAAGATTTTTCTTGACCAGCAGTTATTGTTTCATTGTTTGAAATTTGTTTATACTTACCAATGAACTTTGTGTCTGAAGTCTTTAAACTTTGTTTTTCTGCCCCAACAATATCTATATCAGTATAATTATATGTTGCACTAGAAACAGAAGTAGAGAGAGTATTTATAGCCTCTGCTAACTGATAGATATATGTAACATCGAGAGGTTGCCCTCTTTCTGGTAGTGGTACTTTTGCCATTTATTCCTCCTATTAAATTATACCAAAGACTCTGTTCCAGAGTCGTAGATATTAAGACTTGACTTTATTTCTTTTTTAGAAGACACTAATTGTACTTTTACACGTACAGAAGTCTGCCCTTCATTTAAAAATGAATATGAATGTACAAGAGATGTTCCATGATAAAAAAATGGATCTCCATCAAAACTAACAAAAACATCATATGCTGGGTGATTATTTTCATCTCCCCAGACTGCAGTTATAATTGTTTCTGTTATTGACAGTGCACCATTTGTACCAATTACAGACTGTCCTTCAGAATTATAAATAGGTGACCAATGAGATACTCGGTTTTTATCTTCAGATATAACTCTATATCTAACATTATATTTAGAGGTATCATGATCAATTGGTGGTATTGAAGACTTTGGAATTCTAAATTTTTTTATATTTGAATCAGCCATTATGTAACGCCAATTGAGAATCTAAATTCAATATAATTATTTGTGTTTGGAGATTTAATAATTGTTGTTTCATTATCATTTTTAATAATAGAGTAACCAGTTAATCCATACAAAGGATTAATTGTTCCAACATTTTCTAATCTCATTGCATCTAGGGCAATGTAATAGTCTGAAGATGGTAGCGGCCCACCGCTCACACCAGTATCTATAACACATGCATATATTTTTACAACTGTTACAGAATCCCATGTAAAGTTTTGGCTTGTATGCAAATCTTGTAGTTGTTTTGAAACTACAAAATATCTATTTGTTGCAAAATCATATCCATCTTGACCATTTTCAATATCAACCTCAAACCTAGCATAACTTTCAGGATTTGCACTATCTGTTCCCGCAAAATCAACAAGTATTCTAATTGTATCTGGAAGAGACTCTGAGTCACCATCTTTATTAATTAATGAAAAAGCCAATCTAAGTTCATCTGTTGGTGAATTTTTTGTAAAATCAACGTTTGGTCTTGAAAGATGGATATGGTTTGATCCTGGTTCAATAACAATATTATCAACCCCTCCAGAACCTCCACCATCTAGTGTTAAATCTGCGTCATCACCTTGAATAAGAATTGTGTTATTTAAAAATCTTGCACGTTCATATCTTTCAACACGATTTGTTTTATAAAAAATAGAATTGTCTGCATTTGTTTGAAATACTCCATCTATAGAAATAACATTATTATCTTCTACGTCATCAAGAGGAACAGACACCGTAGGTATTGCAGTTGCTGCAATACTTGTATGATGATTCCAGTTTTCTGCCTGAGAAAAAGAAAATACCGTCTTGCTGTCGTACGCTCCTGCGGAAGGATTTGAGCCTGCTGAATAAATACCAACCTCGGTGATTTCATATCTTTCTTCTGTTGGAAGTTCTGCTGTTAAAACAATTTTATTTATTCCTTCTTCATTTACAAAACCTCTAGAAGATATTGGAACACGAAACATTTCAAAATCAAGATTATTTTTTGTTGCAAAATCATTTGATACATCATTAATTGCTAAAGGCTTTGGACCGCAGCCAACTGCAATATATGAAGCGTATGCTGGCGCCTGGCCTAGCATATATTTTGCAATAATACTCTTACCAGTATTAGTTATCATGATGTAATTTCTCCAAAGTTTGCTTCATATATTGTACCATTTAGAGAGATTTGAACCTCTAGTTGTTCATCTGGATTCATATTTACCGCTTCAACTATCAGGTCTCCAGTAGTTTCATCAAAATAAATGTTAGATCCATTAATGCCATTTCCTTCTTTTGGAACTTTTTCTTCAAGTCTAATAGAAAAGTTATTAAAATATTTTTCAGAAGTTAGTTGAAGGTTTAAAATATTATTTGGATTATACCTTTCTTGTATTAATCCTAAATTTTTAATAGGGGTATATGAAACTCTTTGACCATTAACAATATCATTTCTTGCAATATTTATAAGTTCGTGTCCACCAATATCTTCAAAAATTAAATCTGTCATTATTTCTATAGACATTGAATCATCATTAAATAATACAGTATCTATTGGCGCTGTTTTTGTTGGAGGCGGTGGTGGAGAAACTACAATTGCAGAAGTGGCTGGTGTATATGGAACTGAATCAACTGAATAAGATGAAGTAACAGAGTAATCAATTGTTGATGTTGTTAATGGAGTTGAGTTTGTGTTTGTTTCAGGTGTTGCAGGCAAAGGAGTTGGTGTTGGTGTTGGTGTTGGTGTTGTGTTAGTAGTTTTAACTGCTGGAGAAACAACAACCTGTGTTCCAGAAAATATTGTTTTTCCTCCATTATATTTTGGATTAGAAGTTAATGCTGGATTCATTGCAAGAACTTGTGAGGTAGTTAAGCCATTTGCTTTTGCAATAGCACTAATAGTGTCTCCAGGCTTAACTGTTACCTTAACAGCAGGTGTTGTTGCCATGCTATACCTCACTCACATAAATTGTCATATTTGGTCCTGATTCAGATCTAGAGTAGTCTATATTATATATTACAAACCTAGAAGATTGTGGTGTTATTAAATCAAGACCAGATGAATCTTTGTAATCAATTGTGATTATATCTCCAAGTTGTAGTGTTGGAATGCTAAAAATGTTTACTCCAATAGATTTTTTAGGAATCATTACTTTATTTATAATCCACCCCATTAACGCTTGTGCATCATCTTCTGTTTGAATATATGGACTATCTATACTAAATTCATTTTTACCATAGGTAATTCTACTTAACTTAATCTCATTATATTTTGTTTTTTCTACTAATGGAGAGTAAGTTAGTCTATCCCCAGAAAACTCTGGATCAGATAGGTTACTTCGTTTTTTAAAGAAGTCATCAACAGTTAACTCGTGTGTTGTGTCTTGTGTAAAAGTAATACCCTGAATTCTTAAATAGTTTCCAGTTGTTTCATCTAAGTTTAAAGCCTTATCTGTTGAATTAAATATTAAAAATTCTGCACCATAGGAGTCTGCGTAAAATCCAGAGGTCGTGTAACCCTTGACATTATTAAAGGTTGGAGACATTTTTGCATATAGTGCTGGATAAGCACGATCATATTTAATATCAAAATATGCACATTCACGCATAATTGAACCAAATTCTTCAAAATACATATTATATTTTGGAGGTTGCTGTGCGCTTATTCCAGACAAGTATGTAGATTGAACAACGCCACTCATAGCATATTTTCTAAATGATTCTGTTGCATTTATAGAACTATTACCAAACACTTTACCTAAAGTTTCATTAACTGTAAAGACTGTATTTTGACTATAGTTTTCTGATAAAGCATATATATTTTCAAACATGCACTTAGAAGATCCTCTTACAAATAATGCCATGTTATTATATGTTGGAAGCGGATCTTTGTCATCTACAACCTTTATTAGTTGGTTATTTATATATAAATAAAATCTTCTTGTTGTTCCAATATCTATATATTCAACAGATAAATCATATACCGTTGGATTTTCTTCACCAGAGAGTCTTTGCTGTCCAGTAAACTTCCCATCATCAACCAATATCTTTGCAATCCCACCCCAAAGTTTTACTGGTATTGCTTTATCACTTGTAGAATCTTTTTTTATTTTATAGAAAACTACATTGTTAATTGAAATTTCTGCTTGATTATTTTGATTTAACTTTAAATAAGAGGAAATATTATCTTCGGTAAGAGCAATAATCTCAAAATAATATCCATTATTTGTTTCTGGGTTTAACAAAACTGCTAATCCTCCAGATGCACCACCAAGATTTATATTTTGGTCTGGTTGATTTCCAGCCACCTGATAGTATGTTGTACTGCCATTTGGAGACTGAGTTCTTACTGCATTGTTTTCAATCTTGCCAACAATTCTAACTCTAGTTCCAAAATGTTTATATG